TTTGCATTCCACTTCCTGCGCCGCCACCGCTTCCACCACCTCCACCACCTCCGCCAGCACTGCCTTGGCCTTGCGGGTTTTGAAATGAATATGACGTATTAAAGGAAGGTAGCGCCCTAGGGTCGTAATCTCCCGTGCGTCCACCGGTAATGGCACTAATGCTCGCGTTCTCCAGTGCCGTGCGTTCTGCCAAATTCCCTTGAGCGGGAGTGCCAAATAGTGGGTTTGCAGGGATAGCCGACAAATCGTCACTTCCACCTGCCCCTATCCTTCGCGCTTCGGCTAATGCCCCACTCAAGTCGCCTTGGGCGCGGTATGCGTCAGTAGCCCTACCGCCAAGACGTTCCACGTCCGCGATGTCCGCTTCTCTGGCTCGTTGTTGACCGCCCCTGCCAATGTCTTCAGCTAGAGCAGATAAGCCCATGAACTGACCTTCCCTAAACCCTGCTTGGTCTGCGGTGTCTTGCAGGGTCAAACCTAATTCCCTGCCCTCATCCCTGCCATACTGCTCGTAATGGTCTCTACCATATTCTTCAATGGTTCGCGTATTTTGCCCTCTATTGGCATTAAAATCCGCAAGCAAGTCAGGATTGTTTATGACGTATGACTCGTAATCGCTGACCTGCTCCTGTACGGCTCGCCTGTCTCCTATGAGATCAACCATGCCATCACCTGTGCGAGGGAGTTGCTGACCGCTCAAAACGTTACCGTCATCATCTTTGTAGATTATTGGGTCTCCCGTTTCCGGGTCTGTTTCGTAAATGGGTTCAGCTTTATTTCCCGCTTCAGCTTGTTGAGATGTAAGCAAATTTTGCTCTTCAGCCTGTGCCATTAATGAAGCTACGCCTGAACCGACATCAGGTCTCCAAGTATCCCAACCTTCACTACCTGTGTCTTTGGCGGTTAAAACTACATTTCCATCCTTGTCTACTAACCCATAACTTGGCACTTGATAGGTGTATGCTCTCTGTGGGCTTTTGCCTCCACCAGCACTACGACTTTTCATTTCACCAGCCAAATTCACAATCTGATATCCACCTAGTCCTGCTCCACCCGCTGATTCCGGAGTCGCGTACCCTGTGATTACCCTACCCTCTTGGTCGGTAGTCTTGCCCTCCCCACCCAAGAGCGTCTGGCGCATGACGTCTGTGTCAATTTGGGCGGTCTGTTTGCGGATCGGCGCTTCAACTCCCGCTAAAATATCACCGAGGTTGCCACCCTCAAATCCAGCTTCCTTGTAAATGTCTGCGTAATCGCCCTGACCAAGCAATTGCTCCATTTGAGCCTTCATTGCTTCTGCCATTCCTTCCCCGTATGTCGGCTGCGCAGGATAGTTTATGTCTGTTCCTCCTCCCATTTTATTTTCTCCTTAGAACTGTTTTGAAGTCAAACCACTTAACCGGACGTTCTTTGCTTATTCGCGACCAACCCACCTTCGGTAGCGGATAAGGTATTCGTAATATGAACTCTGAAATTGCATCCTTCCCTACCGCAAACCTCACATACCATGCATCGGGCGCTACTGCTCCCCATTGCTCGTCTGGTTTGCCACCGTCCGTCCTTACCGCTTTGCCGAACATTAGGCTGTGAGGCGTGATGAACACGTACCCTCCAAGCGTAGAATAAGCGGAGATATCAGCCATTAGATCGCCACCTGTCTTGGCGTAAAAATCCAAACCTGCTTTTAATGGATTCATGTGCTGATCGTACTCCCCATCGCGATTACCCGAAAGTAAGTGCCATCACCGATAGCCATGCACTCATTTCCGCCATCTCCATTCGTGACGTGAATTATCCTGCCAAGCGTTGCCGCCGGTGCGGATGCCACGGAAAAACTCTCAAGGGTAATAGGAGTACTGCTTATTGCCGCCACGCTTACGCCGGGTTCACCAAGCTCGTTTAAGTTTGCGGCGGTCACGTCAACGCCGGTAGCAAAGGTAAACCCCCTTGTAACGCTTGCGGTGGTAGCCACTACGCCACCTCCCTGCGTGCGTTCAGCCCTTGCCCTTCCGCTTCTACTTGGACGTGTCTAAAGGACGGTCTACCCGCTGTCACGTCTAATTCAATGTTTGCCGAATAGCTACGCTTTCTGCCACCGCTGAATCGCAATAAAGCTTCTTCCGTACTTCCGCCTGTGTAGCTGAGTACCGTGGTGGTGGAATCGGGATCGGTGGTGTTGAGCTTTATGGTGAATGCATCTGAAGATACGAAGCTTGCTCCCAATTGACCGCGCTTAAAACTTTTTATGCCCTGCTCACCGAAGAGGTAATCTCTCGTCTTCAGCTTGGCTGAGATTGCGGTTGTGTTGGACTCACTATTACTGCCGATTTTGCGGTTACTGTCATCCGTGGAGTTTTCATCCATCAAATACCACCCCGTATCATTACACGCGAAGAGTCTGCGGCGTGTGGGATTGCTACCGTGCGAGCAGATGACCCAATCGTCCACATGGAATGCGAGGCTACCGCTCATGGCTGGGTAGTCATTTACGGAAGTCCATTGGGACGTGAGGAGGTCAAAGACAAAAACCTTATTATTGACCGTAGCTCCCGTCCATGTACCGCCAGCCGCTGAACATGCGGATTTCGTTTTGTTGGAAGCTGAAGAACAAGTACCTGTAGGTAAGGCTAGGTAATATTTATTGTCAAAAACTACTCCGCACGCCTTGTCTGCCGCCGCATAATTCACGTCTGCGAACTGGTCTTGGATCGGGCGAGTAAGCGGTATGGTCTCACCCTGTACTTTACTGATCGCCACTCCCAATCCCTTCGCGGGATCTACGCCGGGGGAGAGAACTACTACTCCGTTGTCGGAAAGGAAGAATGTTTGTGGCCCTGACTGCGCTATGCTCTTTCTAGCTACGCAACCGTGTTGACGGGTAATTTCGTAAACATTGGCGGCTGAAGTAGTTGCAACGTTGTTTATTAAATGAATGCTATTGCGGAAAAAGCAGATTAGCTGATCTTCCTGATACGGGATGAACCCCACGAGGAAATCTGCACTGCCCTTGTTAATTCTAAATTGTGAGTCGGCGGCAGTGAAGTTGTTACTATCAAGGAGATCCGACATTAATACGGTGTAATCGCTATCCGTAGGCTGGGGAATGATTAGTCGGTTTCTGAAGCTGATTCCGTAGTCCGTATTCGGGCAAGCTATGCCACTACCTGACGCAGTACCTGTCTTTACTACGAAATCCGTAGGAGAGCTATGATTGCCGTCCCATTCAAGTGGTCTTTTGGAAGACCCGCGAAAGAGTATTAACTTTTCAAAGTTCTGTACAAAGGACGCTCCATCCGCTGTGGCTACCACCTCACTACCGGGGTAGTCTATGTTTATGCCCGTGGCGTTGTCATCGTTCCACAAAATCACTTTGTCTTTAGTGGCTGCGGCAAGGAACTCCTCGCCCGTAGCGGGATCAGAAAAAATAGTGGTAGCGAATACTTGCTCCGTTCCGGCAGAGTAAGTCAGGGTAACTCCACCTGCAAGGAAGTCTATTCCCTTCCTGACTGTTGCGGTGTCTCCCTCAAGCACCATGTTCTGCGAATCAGCGACCATACCAGGCTGCAAGGAAGTCGGCTCTAAGTACGAGTTCATGCCCACGAAACCAACGTCACCTTCCGTAATGGCGGGTGTGTCCAGTTGACCGTATTCCTCGTACCTAGGCATTACTTCTTAACTATCTGGATGATGCGTATGCACATGAATATGCAGGTGAACAACGCCGCGCACAACGAAGCCAAGTGACTCCATTGAGCCAAACCCATGCTGGTGACGAGTCCACCGACTCCACCCCATACGGTTCTGTCAGCTAGAAGCTCCACGTCTTAGTTAACTCCATTTTGCTGCATCCCGTGAACAATTCTACGACTGCTATTACTACGATCAGCGCGGCGAATGCGGCTACGATCTTACCTCGTTTACTGAGACCGTTATAAATTTCAATCAGTTTTTGCATTTTTTGTTTCCTCGCAAATTTTGTTTATTTTCTTAGCGTTGGATCGGGTGATGAAAAGCGGAATGCACATGATGCCAAGCACTACGAATGCGGCATATTTTAAAGTAGTCCAAATTCCACTGGTGACTTCTTGTATTTTTCCTTCCTGGTTCTTCATTTGGGCGGCTACTATGCCTTGCACGTCGCCGGTTGTTATAGCAGTCACGAGCTTCTTGTTCTCGTCATCCAAAGTCCAGATTTCCGCACCGGCGTAAGCTACTCCCGCACCTAGTCCAGCCCCTACCGGCCCGCCAATACTGCCTACCGCCGCTCCCGTGACTGTTGCCGCCGGTGTGATTAGCGATTTCATGGAGCATCCTGTAAGCATTACGAGCATAGCTAAGAGGCTAATCCTCATCAGGAGACCATGCCGACGTCGCTAGGATCGCCAGTATTTCGGAATGAGTGTATGTGTCTTTGCCGTAAAGAAAACGCGGTTTAGCGCCTTGGTACTTCACGACAGTTTGCGT